ATATTTTCAGTCAGGGCGTTCCTGACGATTTTAGCTTAGAAAAGTACACCTACACAGCTATTTCACCTGGCGTTTACAATCCCGATGGATTCGCTTTGAAAGCCGTTGCGCCTGTAATTGATTTGGACGTACTACAACAGCGTAGTGCTGATATGTATGAGTATATGTTCGGGCAACTTGGAAACACAACCGCATATCGTCAGTTTTGCACGGACACGGATGCACTAAACACCACTTACGAAAACGCTGGCAACCTTGCTATAATCGCTTTTATTCGTAGCGTTAACGATGCAATATGGGGTAACTACTCAACTACCGGATTCATTTCTAAAACAGCCTACCGAGGCACTTTGGTAAGTGGAGTTTACCCGCGTCAAGCTGCAATCTTAGCAATTCTTCAACCTACTTCATAAAATCGTAGGAATTAACGCCTATAACGTTTAATTTTAAGCCCCGTAAATAATGACGATGCAAGAGTTTATTTCGTTCTGCAAAGAACACATCAGCGAAGGAATTACGACAGCTTACGGGGTTAGTATGTCGGTTTTCATGCACGGGGTTCACCTGACTTCAATCCAATCGACCCTACTTGAGCAGACGATAAAGATGGCTTTTGTCGTTGTTACTTCGTTAATCGTTCTTGTCGTTACGTTCTTCGGGAAGAAATGGTTAGAAAAACGCTTCGGAAAACATCAATAGAATCAACTCTTTCAGAAAATAATTAACCGACCTGTTTAAAATAGTTCGGTTTTTATTTGGATGCTGTGATAACATTTTGTTAGTTTGCTCAACCAAAAACAACAACATGAAACAACCGATTAAACACAAGTACACAGCCCGCTACATGGAGGGACTGCGAGTTAACGCCCGATTTGAAGTTATCGCTTCGGGTTGGAACGATTGCCGCAAACAATGTCGAGCAATTAAGAAACAAGAAGGAATCAGAGGAATGCTTCACATTAAATTCATCGAGAAGCTATGAATATTCAATCTATTCACTCGAATAAGAAACGGGTTTCAATGGGTGATATAATGTTGATTATTGACACCAAGAACCGACATACATACACTAAATGCTCTACTTGGATTCATTTGGTTTATGAAACCCTGAATAAATATTTCGGAATCACAATGAACGGAAGCCGTGAACATTTTAAGGTTCATGTTCGCAGGGCTATCATGGTGCTATCATATAAAAAGTATCGACCTGAAGCATCATTGAATTTCATAGCCCGCGTATGTTCGGAAGCCGAAAGCAAACGACACCCATTCAATCATGCAACAGTATTGCATCATAATAAACTGCATGAATCGGCTATGGAAAACAATGCGACCGACCCTGAATATGTAAAAGTGTTCAATGAAATCGTAACAGAATTAAGGGGTAAAGGACTACTAAGTTATTCGGCGTTATGAAAGACTACAAAGGTGAATTACTTGAGCATGAAGTAAAGTGTAAGGCGTGGATAGAAAACGCATACAAAGCGATTAGAGAGAATAAAACGGGCGTAGTACTAAACGGGAATAGAACGTTAGGGCAAATGATGATACGACGCTGTTTAATGTACATTGCATACAAGCGATTTTATCCATACGTACCGCTTCGATTGATTGGCGAGTACATAGCAAGCTGCGAAGGACGTTCAAAGCCATACGACCATTCAACAGTCTACTACGCTATAAACAGACACGAAGAATCGGTATCATTGCCAAACTCATTCAAGAAGTATTTACTATTGTTCAACGAAATCAAACAAATCTCAAATGCCTACAATCACTAAACCCCGCACCATGCAAGTTGAGGTGGTCTTCAATGAGCTAAAGGATACGGAATATCGAATCAATTTTACCGGCTACTACATTCCAGGCGAAGAAGCAACACGTGAAGACGATGCAAGTCCGAGTGAATTTGAGGTAACTAAGTCCGAATGGGTTAGTGGCGATCCGATGAACTTCATGGACGATAATCACACAAACGAATCAATCAGTCAACTCGCAATACAAACAATCGAAAACAACTAAACATGGAAACAGCAAACAAAGTAATCGTAACACTCATTCTCTGCTTCATCTTTCTATCTCTTTTTATGACGTACTTAGCGGTATTGGTTCGTGCGTTACGGATTAAGAACGCGACACTAAAGAACCGATTGGAAACAGCCGATAAGGACGTGAAAGATGCGTATGATTCGCTTGATAATGTGAAAGCAGAGTTCGACTTATTCAGAACGCAATCAGCTAAGATTATCAACACATCAACCGAAAACAACGCACGTCTTCAAATTGAACTAAACAAAGCCAAAGAAGACAACGCCAAACTATTCGACATCGCTAAAGGTGCTGACGGGGCAGGAAACATCATGTATGTTGAGGTGGCAGCGGGGCAAGAAGCACCGGAGTTTAAGCCGTTCAATTCCAACACGGGCGAAGATAGAAGGTTTGAATACCACGAATCAAGCGTAGAGCGTTCAATCGTTAAGTGTTTTGGTATTCCACCCGTTCTTGCGGGTGTACTCGAAGCGGGCAAACTTGCCACATCTTCAGAATTAAAAGACGCTTACGATATTTACAACAGCGAAACTGAACCGGATCGCATTGTGTTTGAAGAACAATTCAGCAAGCTAATCGGGCAACCCGTTACCATTCTTCCTTTAACCATTACATTCACATCCAATGCGCCAGGCAATTAAACTTATCTCAATCGCGGACATTCAATCGCTTCGGGCTATTTCGGATAATGTCTTTTACACTGAACTTTTTGATTAAGGAAGTCCCATCCCAATTATCGTAGTAGGCAATCTTATCGTCATCGCTGCTCAATCGAGTATCGGCGAATCGCATATATCTACGCTCAACGATTTGACCCAATCCATTGTAGCGAATGTGGATAGCAAACCCGCCTTGCTTTGCGTAATCTTCAGCACATAGCGAAAGTAGCTTATCCATAGTGCCACCATCGCGGTCAACTACCATTTTGTAAGTAGCAAGGTCAGAGAATCCTCGACCCGCTACGAATCGTTTGAACCGCTTAACGCACCGAGTAGCTACACCCGATGCGTTAATAAGGTCAGATATACGCTGCGGGTACTTGTTATCGAAGTCCCACGTGATAATCTTTTCGGTTCGGTTTAACGTATTAACCAGCCGCTTTGTTTGGCGTGGAATAACGATGTGATGTTTAGCCATTAGACTGGTTTAATTCGTTAGGATTGAGTTTCTTCTGCTGCGGGTGCTTCGCCCTCTGCGCTTGGTGCTACTTCTTCAGGTGCTTTTTCAGATTCAACCTCTGCGGTTTCTTCTATCACCTCTGCTACTTCTGCTTTTGCCGCTTCTTCTGCTGCTTTCTCTGCTGCAATTTCGGCTTTTGTGCGACGTTTGCCTTTGGCTTTTGGCGTTTCAACCTTTTCGCCTGATTCACGAAGAACAAAGAACTTAGTTAGCGTTGGATTCGAAGCAAGTAACGCTTCAACTTCAGCATCTGAAGTGTTATCCTCTGTGATAGTGTCGGGGCTACCGAATACGCGAAAACTCTTTCGCGTCATTTTGTACTTTTCCATGCGGATTATTAGTTTAGGTTCGTTAATGATTAAAGTGTTAGGCAAATTTACAGAATTATCCCAACCCTCACCAATTTGTGAGATACGTTTCATCTCATAATAAGCATCGACGGCGCACATATAGCACCCTGAGCCACGTGGTTCGCGTCCCGCTACCACTCGATACAAATCAAAAACCCGCTGCATGGCAGCATTTGAACGCTTAACCAGCAACGGGGTTTTAAGTTCGTCCAGCTCAATTAATAGCTGGTCTAGTGTCAATCTACGAAGTTTGTAGTAATGATTGCTTTTGTCGTTGCATAGTTAGTTAAGAACAACGTTGCAGGCAAGTACGGCTCTTTGATTTGCTCTGAAGTTGACAAAGTACAATTATATGCACCTTGTGTTTCAGAATCGTTAACGACACGCTCTAAAGCTGTCATTTCAAGTCCTGTGCGAAGTCCGTAGATCTCGAAAGGGAGTTGCCCTGCTTGACCTGAATAGTTGTTTTCAACGATTGCCACAACCTTTGTATTACACATGAATTGAAGTTGCTCCTTCATGTATGTATCAACGTTGAACATTTTGAAAATCAACTCATGGTCATACGTTACAGAATAACGACCTTTCACCAACGCCGAGCGTGGTTCGATTGAGTTGTTACGACCTTCAAATTGATAGATAAACGCACCCGCTTTGAGTGTGAATCCTTCGATAAGGTTAGGGTTTGTTTCGCCCTCTGTGATAGTTTCGATGTCGGCAAGGTTGAACAAGTACAACATATCTTTTACACCCGCCGCAAGCGGTTTGGTGCAATCGAGAAATGCGTCTTGATTAATGCCGGGGCAAGATACTGTTGGCATATTGCAAAAGATTTTTTGTAGTTAGTAAATAGGGGCGGTAGTTAGCCGCCCCGAATAGCTTAGTAAGCCGCTTGAATCATGTAAGATTGAAGCACTTTCGCATCTGCACGATACTTCCCTTTGAAGTTGTTTTTCTCTGTGTCTTCAGAATACCAAACACGGAAATCACCAACAGCATTCGAGTTATCGTATCCTACCGCTAAGTTTTGCTTAGTAGTCAAGATTGCGCGGTGTGGTAAATCGTAAGTCGTGCCATTGTCGAAATCCGCTTGGATTGTACGATCCCAGAAATCGAAAGCGAAAACAGGAATGCCACGGAAACGAATCATCATGTAGCCGTTTTCGATACGCTCGAAAGACGAATTAACGCCTTGTGATTCAAGGTAAGTAGCGTAGTTTTCGACAAGTGTCATCGTAGCGATGAAAAACTTATCAGCAGCACCTTTCAAACGAGAATCACACGCTTGCAACATTGTACGGAAAGTTGTGATACCATCCGATGCACCCAACGCTAATTGCAACGCTTTAGAAGCAGCAGCGTTTTTAGTGATTGCAGTCTTACGTGCTGAATCAGCAGCAACGATGTCGAAGATTTGCGCCCAAAGCCCGTCAATCATTGTGTAGTCAGCAACAGCAACGCCGTTTTTAACCACACCGCCGTCAGTTACATTCTCATGCGCTGTATCGTTGAACCAAATGATACGAAGCAAATCTTCTTGAGCCGCTTCGGTCATACGTTGGATAACGAATGCGCTGATGTCAGTACCTGTGATGTTATCGCGGTCTACACCTGTATTTTGAGAATACACCCAAAAAGAACCTTCAAGTTCATCGGCGCACATTTGTAGCCAAATCTTCAAAGGTGCTGGCTCCCAAAACTTCTCAGTCATTGGGATATTGGTTGAGGTAACGCCGTTACCACATCCAGCGTCCGCCTTAGTGATTTTGGAAAGTTTACCTAAGAAAGGAATTTGTTTTTTCGCAACGATACCATCGTAAACGGTGCAAAAATCCTCAATCGTTGGGTTTTCAAAGATTGATTCAATAACTGCATCACCAAGTTGGCGTGCTTCTTCACCATTAAAGGTCAAGTCTGTTGGATCGAGTAAAGCCATTTTGTAAAGCTGTTTTTTATTGGGTTAATGGGCTTACTTAGCTGCCCGACGTTGGTTTGGTTTCAATGCTTTGAAGTCGATGTTCTCCTTCTTAGCTTCCGGCTGTTTGCCGATTGTGCGTGGTTGTGTTTGCGCTTTCGGCGTAAACGCTCCAACTGTTGCTTTCAACGCTTGAACGCTTGCAAGGATAGGCTCTGCTACCTCAAGGGCTTGCGTAAGTGTTGCATTTTGCGTTTCAAGTTCGGTGATACGTGCTTGCAATGCTGCAACGTCATCCGCCGAAGCCTGAGCCGCAGGGTCAACAGGCGTAAGAACTGTAATCAATCCGCCTACTACTTCCATAGTAGTGCCATCGGCAAGTGTATAGCTTCCGTCAGCTACGGGTGCGCCTGATGCTGCATCTAAAACCAAATCCCCAACTGCGGGAACTTCGCCTTCAGATTCAATCATAATCGCAGTCCCATCTTCTAAGGTCGCATCAAACGCCTTAATTTCGCCTGATAAGGCTTTTAATGCTCGTTTTGCCGAAGCAAGCAACGAAGCAACATTGAATGGTTGTTTGCTCATTGTGGGTTTATTGTTTGTTTTGAAATTCTTGATTAGTGCAACGGCTTTTGAATCGGCGTATGCGGTTGATTCGAGAGCAACGCCCGTAGCAAATCCCATCGAAACGGCTTGCTGTGCGTTGTATTCTGTTTCAACTGCCATCCATTTTTTAACCTCATTCACATTCGCCCCGATTGACTTGGCGTAGAACTCTGCAAGGCGGTTTTCTTCAACTGCCAATGCTTCAGCATAACGAATCATGCTTGCTGCATCGCCTACGTTTTCGCCCCACGGATTATGAATTAAAAGGCGTGAGTTAGGTGTAATGGTTCGGTTCTTACCGATTGCAAAAAAGAGGGTAGCAATTGACTTGCAAACGCCCTCAACAATCGTATCTATCTGAAATCCTACACGTGCTGATTCAGAAACAAGGTAGTCGTGAATAGACCAACCCTCCTCGACATCGCCGCCGTTAGAGTGTATGTGTATCAATACACTATCTTCGGACTTAACGCCCGACATAGCCGAAACAACCGCTTTCTTAGTGATTGCCTCGCCTACTACACCCTGCAAATAGATATGATGTATCATACGCACAAAGTTAGGCGCACGACAAATGGCGAGTTTAAACCGACAAGTTTATTTGTTATACCACTTCAGAGCCTTATAGACGGTCTGAATGCTGACATTGAATTGTTCAGCTACGAATGTAACCGCATCCATTCTGGTATTTCCAACCGCTTGTAATGAATGCACCTGAATTGAAATATCTCGATAACGAAAAACATTGTCGGGCAACATACCGCACTTGTATAATGCAAGTAAATCGCCCGATTCTGTTAGTCTTGTAATAAGTTGCTTTCGCGTTTCGCTCATAGTGTACCGCTAACTCTTACCTCTGCGTAATCGTTCTGCTTTGTGTTAATGTCGCTAACCTTTACGATTGGCTGCATTCTGCTGATTGCATCCGCAAGTAACGAAAAACCGCTAACATCTCCAACCCCACCAACGCCGCCTAAGTCCACCACGCCCGTAGCGAATTTGTTACGTGAATTTAGGGCTTCTAAAAGTCCTGGCATTGTCTGTTGTGCGAATCTCGTTCCATCGGCTGTGATAACTGATTCGCCCCGTGATAGCATCGCCGGAATTGAATCGCTTGTACTTGTCCCCGCGCCTTCCAATCCCACTACACCTGTTGCGAAACCTTGCGGCGGTTGTGATAGTTTCGCCTTTGCAAGTCCGAAAGCGGTTTGTATAGCTGCAATCGAAACAGCCGACCGGATACCACCCGCAATAGGACCGTACTGCGCGATTGACTTAATCGAAGATTCAAGCACCGCAGCGGTAACTTGCTTTTGAACAGTATCGAGAATCAACACTAAGAACTGACGGGCGAAACCTTTTAGACTCATTCCCGTTTCGCTTAGTTGTTTCGCAAGCAAATCGCCAACCTGACTACCGAAAGCAGCATAAGCGTTAATCATTTGCTCATTTGCCGCCTGTGTTGCTGATACTTGGTTCGCTTGTAATTCAAGGAACTTGTCGAAACTGATTTGTCCGTTTTGCTCAACGAAGTCATAATATTGTTGGTCAATCTCCTGACGTTTCAATCCTGTTTGTTCCTGAACGAATGCAAGATTGTTTAAGTCTTCAATCGTTTTGACGAACTGCAAATCTTCGGACGCTATCCCTAATTGGTTTTGAGCAATTTGGAAATTCGTCCTATCAACAATCGCCTGTTCACGAATCGCGTTATCTTCAATCTGCTTTTGAAGTAGGTCGGCGCGGAGTTTCGCTTCATTGTCGTAAAGTTCTTGATCCGATGCTTTCTTTTCGTCTGCATACTTCTTTTGAATCGCTGCGATTTGCTGCTCTGTTTCTTGAGCAAGTGTGATTCGTAAAGCGTTAGCCGTTGTCGTATCGCCTTGAACCGCATCAATCTTGTCTTGTTGAGCCTTACGAATGATAAGAATCTCTTTATTTAATCCATCCTCAAGCAAAGCAATTCGAGCGTTTGCAAGGTCGGCTTGGTTCTTCTTTTCTATTTCGGCTGCTTTCTCAA